CAGGCGACACGCCACGGCGGGCGTGTCAAAATAGCAGGAGCGGGAGTCGAACCCGCGTCTCCAGGGTATGGGCCTGGTAACTTAGCCATCTTGTCCATCCTGCGGTTGGAGTTGGCGCCCGGCGGGGAAACATATGACAAAAAAACCGCCGGGCGCTTATCGAACATCGAACTGACGACGACCTCGGGGGTGTGTCAAAAAAAAGAAAACGCCCGCCGGGAGTGAGCACCGGCGGGCGTTTTTGTTGCAGCGTTTCTGTTCCTTGTGATTACGCGATGTCGATGAGGGCCATGGTGCCCGCGGTGAGGCCCTTGGCCGCGCCGAACATGATTTCGAGCGAGGCGTTGACCTGGCGGTTGGCTGTGGAGCCCCAGACATTGTATTGCACCGAGAGGCCGATCTGATCGAGCGTGACGATGTCCGAGATCGCGAACTGCGAGCGGACGGCGTCGTCGATGGCAGGCGCGGCGGCGGCCATCACGACCGCTTCGGGGCTGCACGCGAACCCGGCGAGACCCGCCTCACCACCGAAGGAGGAGGCGAAGTAGATGCCGTTGTCGAAGCCGTAGGCACCGGCCGAGAGTGGCAGAGACTCCTGCGTGGTCGGGATGAGCTTCGAGTAGATCGTGGGGCTGACCACGAGGCCCTTGCGGGGGCTCTTGTGGATGGCTGCCCATAGGTCGGCGAGTTTGCCGTTGGTGGGCGTGATGTCGGCCGAGGTGAGGACGGCTGCGCCGTAGTTGGCAACGGTGATGGGTGCCGTGGCGAGTGCCCAGATTTTGTCCGCGAGGGCGTCGAGGTTGATCTGGATCAGGCGCTCGAGGCGATGGCCTTGGGCGAGTTCCGCCGCGGTGATGGCGAAGGGCTGATAGACATGGTCGAGGGTGACCGTGGTCTTGGTGACGGTGGTGCCGCCGCCGGGCTCGAAGTTGGTCGGGTTCACCTGGGTGGCCGCTGTGGCGGACACGATGGGAACGACGACGGTTTCCTTGGGCTTCTTGACATCGCTCGAAAAATCGGAAGCGAAGATGTTGAGTGCCGCGAGGCGGTTAGACAGGACGGTTTTGGTCTGCGCGGAGATGGAGTCCGCAACCAGGCCGGAGTCGAATGTATTAGGCATTGTTGGATTGGTGTTGGGTTGTTGGTTGGTTTCTCCTTGGCTCAGGCCTTGGAAATTTTGTTTCGGTGCTGCCAGATGGCGGCTTTGTGCTTTTCGAAAAGCTTCGAGGCGGCTTTGCGGTCGCCGCTCTCGAGTGCCGCGAGGTATTCGGCGACGGGGTCAGAGGTGGCGTCGCTCTGCGGCTGGATAATCGGGACGACGGCGGCGGCCTGGAGGCCGAGGCTGCGCTCGAGGCGTTGCAGGGCTTCGCGCTCGGAGGTGAGTTCGGCGCGGACGGTGTCGAGCTGGGCTTTGTAGGCGATGATCTCGGAGCGGGCGGCATCGCGCTCGGCGATGGCGGCGTTGTATTTTGCCAAGATGGAATCGGCAGCGGCGATGTGGGCGACGGGTGTGGCGGGGGTGGGAATCTCGGGCTGGGGCTCGATGGCGGCCTCGAGGGGTTCGGGCTCGATCTCAGGTGCGGGCTCGAGGATGGGCTCGGACGAATCGGACGGAGTGGGCTGATCGGCGTTTTCGCTGACGACTGAGGCGGCGACCTCGGGCTCGGCGACGGGGTTTTCGATTTCGGTTTCCATTTGAGCGGGTGCGGGTGTCAAAAGCGCGGCGGGTGGGCGCTTGAATTTGGCGAGTCGGGAGAAGCGGTTGGCGCTGGCGGCGAGGCGGACTTCGTCGGTGACTTCGTCCACGAACCCGGCGGCGAGAGCTTCCTCGGCGCTGAACCAGGTTTCGTCGTTCATCCACTCTTCGATCTTCTCGGCTGGCTGGCCGGACTTGGCGGCGTAGGCGGAGACCATGCCGGAGCGGATTTTGTCGAGGAGCTGGGCCTGGTCTCGGAGTTCGTCGGCATCTCCCATGGCGACGCCCCAGGGGTTGTGGATCATGTAGAAGCCATTCGCGGCCATTTTGACCGGGAGACCGGCGAGGCTGATGACGGTGGCCATGGAGGCGGCGAGGCCCTCGATCTGGACTTCGACGCCGCCGGGGTGGCGCTTCAGAGCGTTGAAGATGGCGTTGCCGTCGAAGACTTCTCCGCCTGGGCTGTGGATGCGGAGTTTGATTTTGTGGTCGTCGGGGACGGACTTGAGGTCGCTGATGAAATTTTTCGCAGAGACGCCAAACATGCCGATCTCATCAAAAATGGAGATTTCGGTTTCGCGCTGCTCGGCTTTGGCGTGAAAGGCATACCAGTTCGTCATTCTGACTTCGGCTGGCGTGTCAAATGACCGAGCCAAAGCTGGGCGAGGCAGGGGTCCGGCTTGGGTGGCGGCGGAGCGGGCGGCAAAAGCGGGCGGTGGAATTTTGCCCGCAGGGCGTTCAAGAACGCGCGGGCATCAGAGCGCTGGGGCTGCTGGCGCGGTGCTCGCATGGCTGGGGAAGACTTCGGCGGGGTTGAGGCCGAGGGATTCGCATTTTTGTTTGCGGCGGATGTAGGCGGTGAGGATGTCGTCTTCCTCGGCTTCGGCGTCGAGGCCGTGGAGGTTGCAGTAGCGCTCCCAGGACATGTAGCCCTTGTCGAGGAGGTCGGCGTAGAGGCGGCCGTCGCGGCCGTTGTCCACGGTGATTTTCTTGGGCGTGACCCAATCGCAGCGCCACCAATCGTCGCCGGGGTAGGGGAGGCGACCGGCTTGGATTTCCTGGTAAACCCAGAATTTCCACAGGGGGCGGCAGAATTGGTCGATGAGCTGCTGTTGCAGACGCTCGAGGAAATTTTGGGCGACCTCGAGGAGGCCGCGGAATTCTGTGCCTGCGGCGCCGACGAAGATCATGAGGGCCTCGGGCGGGAGGCCGATGCCGCGGGCGATCTCGCCCATGAGTTGACGAACGAAGGGCTCGAAAGTCACGCCGGGGTGCTCGTTTTTGAAACTTTGAATGGACTCGCCGGGCTTGAGGCGGGGGATGAGGGTGCCGTTGTGGAGGGTGTCCACGGTGATTTCCTGCGAGGGGTTGTCGCCGGAGGGCATGGAGGAGAGGCCGCCGCCGAGGCGGATGGCTTCGTTACTGGTGACGACGAAGCCGATCTGGCTGGAGGCTTTGGCGGAGCCTTTCGTGTAGGCGAGGAACTCGGAGAGGTCTTGCGAGTTGATGATGGAGTTGTGCAGCCAGGAGATCCCGCGGGGGTAACCGGCGCGGCGGACATGGCGGAAGTGGAGCATGTCGCGGGCGGGGACATCGGTGTATTTCCCGGTGGCGCGGTCGGTGATGACGCGGTAGGAGCGGGGCGCGCCGAAGGGGTCGAGGAGGACGCCGTCGAAGGCGTATTGGCTGGAATCAGCGGTGGAGCCGATGGACTCGCCGCCGATGAAGCGGACGCGGGTGCCGCCTTCTTGGGTGGACAGGAATTGGCCGAAGAAGTCGCCATCGACGGCGACCTGGCGGAGGATGAGGGATTGCGCGCCGTAGAAGTTGACGGCGGCGGAGGCGTCGAATGCCCAGGAGTCGCCGCAGGCGCGGTCCTCGAAATGGCGCTCGACCCGGCGGTTCCAGGCGGAATCGGCGGTGCGGGCCTGGGGGACGATGCCGGTGCCGACGGCGCGCTGGGCGATGTGTTCGACCAGGTAGGCGGCGATGCCGACATTATTATAGAGCCAGCGGGCTTTTTTGAGGAGCTCCATGCGGGTCTGCGGCGGGGCCTCGCGCTTGGGCTCGACGGTGTTGAGGTAGATGTAGCCGCGGTTGCGGTTTGAAATATCGGCGGCCTCGAAAGAGGAATTGACGAGGGCTTTGGGTGAGGCTTTACGGGGGCGGCCTGCGCCGGGGCGGGGTCCGCCGCGGTTTGATTTCGTTTGAATTTCGTTTGATTTCGAGGCCATGCCGGAAGTGGCCTGTCAAAGCGGAGAGGCGTAGAGGGAGCGGTCGAGGACCGAGCAGAGCTGGCGGGGGGCGGCGCCTTCGGCGAGGAGTTCCTCGACGGCCTGGAGGAGCAGCCAGCGAGGGAAGGAGACCTGGCCGGAGGTGCTGCTGCCTTCGGTGCCGATGCTGGTGATGATGACTTCTTCGGTGGCGCTGGCGAATGTGGAGGCGGCCAGGGCTTCGAGTTCGGCGGTGGTTTTTGTGCGGCGGAGAAAAGATTTAACGCCGGAGATTTTTTGCGCGTCGGTCACGCCGGGCGTGGCGTGTCAAAAGGTGGGGTTGACCACAGAGAACACAGAGGACACGGAGGGGAGAAGTCCGACGGGGGCCAGGTCGCTCGGTTGCCTGATGCGCTTCCTCGAAAAAGCGCGGTTGATTGCGTCGAGTAAGGGTCTCGGCTGCTTTTTCAAGCGCCTACACACCCGCCCCAGGCTACGACTTAGTGGCGCACCGCCCTCGCTGCCCCGCCGGATGTTTTCGGGCGGGAGTCAAACGGCTGCGAGCTTGTCTTGGATTTTTTGGAGCCAGGTGCGGGTGTCGCGGACGGTGGCGATGGTGCTGGGCAGAATGACTTCGGTGGTGCTCCAGCGGGTGCGGCAGTTCAGACACTCGTGGCGGCGGCGGGGACTGCGGGTGTCCACGATGCGGCTTTTTCGGTTGTGGCAGTTTGGGCAGTTCATTTGAGAACCCACCAGGCGACGCCGTGGAGTTTCGTGCAATCGCCGTAGTGATCTTCGGGAATTTTTTTCCAGTAGTAGGGGGCGAGGCGGGAATTTTTGTTTTGGAGGAGTTGCTGGCCGGAGTGGCCGCGGACGAACTCGGTGGAGGCGTCTGCGGGAAGGTGCAGGAGGGGTGGCATTTTTTTGTTAATGCGCTCGAGGTAGAGTTCCAGTTTCGCCGTGTGGTCGACATAGGTGACGAGGCGGAGCGTGGGGTAGGATTGGACGGCGGATTGGTTCCATGTGCCGAAGGCGGCGGTGGAGCCTTTGCTGGGCATGTAGAGGCCGGAGGAGCGGGCGCACACTGAATAGACGCGTTCGGCGGACCAGCCGGAGTCGATGAGGCCGAAGCGGGGCGAGAGGATTTGGTCGCCGCATGGGTAGCGGCGGGCGGCGAGGAATTCGGTGGATACGAGGTCTTCGATGGCGAGGACGGTGCCGTAGTCGATGACCCAAGACTCGCCGGATTGTATGCGGGCCTCGACGGTCCAATGGGTGGCGCGTTCGCCGGGGTCGGCGCAGAGGGTGAGAACTACGGGCTCGATGCCGGGGGGAATCTGGCCGATGCGGTAGGCGGGATCGCGGAGGGAGAGGACGGCGTCTTCTTTGACCTGGGCGGCGCGGTTTTCCCAGGGGAGGCCGAGAAAGTTGTTGTAAAAATCGTGGAGGCCGCCGGTGGATTCTTTTTTTTGGAGGAAGATGCGGGCGAGGTCGCCCCAGGAAATCTGGGGGGAGTAGAGCGCGGAGATGTGGGCGGAGATGTGGTCGGCGGGGGCCTTGTCGTTGCCAGGGCGCCATTCGCCTCGGCGGACGAGATCGCTTTGGAGGGATTGCGGCCAGGCGGAATCGCAGGCTTCGCAGTGGTAGGCGGTGTCGCGCTCGACTCCGGCGAGGTCCCACATGCCAGCGAGGTCGCGGTGGTGCTCGGGCCAGCGGAGTTGCTCGAAGCGGAGGGGCTGGGCGTGGCCGCAGTCGGGACAGGTGAGGTGGAAGCGATGCTGTGACCCGGCGAGGAATTGCTGCCACACAGCACCGGCCTCGACGGTGGGCGTGGAGGTGAGGCAGGCTTTGCTGATTTTTCGGTAGAAATTCAGGCGCGCCATGGCGAGCTCGAGGGCGGGGGCTTCGAGGGAGGAGTCGTCGGGCCATTTGTCCACCTCGTCGGCGAAGAGGTAGCGGATCGGGCGGGAGGCGAGGTTTCCTTCGGAGCAGGCGCCGACGAGCTTCAGCGTGCAGGTGGCGAAGTGCATTTCCGTTTTTCGGAAGTCGTCGTCGTTGTCGGGGAGCAGGGGCTTGAGGGCGCGGCAGGCGCGGAGGCGCGGGTGGAGTTCGCGCTCGGACCAGGATTTCGCGTTTTCGTTGGTCGAGGTCACATAGAGGATCGGGCCGGGGTCTTCGGAGATGGCCCACATGAGGCAATTCGCCAGCCAGGTCGTGCCGCCGACCTGGGCGGATTTTACGAAGGTGAGTTGGCGGATTTTTGGATCGGAGAACCAGAGGTGCAGTTGTCGGAGATACGGAGTGTAGTCGGCATCGTAGCGGCCGGGGCGCGGGGAGAATCGCTTGTCGAGATAGACATTTTCTTGAGCCCACTCGAGGGCAGAGGGTCGGCGGCTCGGCTCCCAGATGCGGTCGAGTTGCTCTTGGAGTTCGTCAAACAGCGATGGCATCGAGGCGGACTGATTTTGCCGCGCGCATCACCTCTTCAGACTCGGCGCGAATTTTGGCGGCGATGTCTTCGCCGACTGAAGGAATCAGGGAAAGAATGCGGTCGGGCAGATTCGAGACGGCCGCGGCGACGGCGGCCGAGTATTGGAGGATCGTTTGGGCGGCGAGTTTTTTGGGAACCACATCGCCGGAGGCCGCCGAGATGCCGGGGGCATCTTTTTCCAACCGGCGCAGCGCTTCGGCGTGCTGGAGCCACATGCGCCGGAGGGCCATTTCCGCATCCAGATCGCCAGCCGACTTTGCCAGTTCCGCTCGCTCTCGCAGATCGGCGGTGGATTCTTTCATTTTCCGAATTTGGTTTTCCAGGGCGAGTTCCTCATCGCTCCATTCGCGGGCGACGACCGGCGCCGCCGGGGCGGCCGCTCCCACCGGCACCATTCCGGCGGCAGCGCGCTCCGCTAAAAATTTGTTCCAGCGGGGATCGACCTGGTCGCGCCACTTCCGCACGGCGCGGGTGGTGACGCCGTGCGCGGCCGCGCATGCCTTCACCAAATCCGCTTGTTCCCTTCCGTGCCTTTTCATGGTTTACGGAACGGAACTTTGTCAAACGGAACGGGCGCGGAACGGGTTCCTTGGTTCCGGTTCCGCATGGTTCGGGTTCCGCTCTCTCAAAAAGAACGGGCGACTGGCAAACTGCATGGAGCCAAACCGCAAAGAGATTCCTTCCGATCGCCGTGGATAACGGAACCGGGAACATAGGTGCGGGGGTCTTCGCCTTTAAATCACGACGACACCCCAACCCATAATCACAAACTTCCAAAGACCTATGCTACCTATGCCACCTACGCAGATAGAAAATCCAATGGTTGATGATGAATGAGTTGCAATCCTGCCGAAGTGCATAGGTGCAGGCAGGGGTGCGGGGGTCTGGTGCAAAGTTGCAACAAAGGGGCGCGGGTAACAGGCGCAGGCGGAGGGAACAGGCGGACCTGTGCATGACTTATGCAGGGGTGCGGGGAACCGCAGGGAACTTAGTCGAGCACCGTGAGCGTATAGAGGCGCTGACGGTTCTTGCCCTGCTGGCCCCAGCGAACGGTGCGGCCGTTGGGCAGGCGGAACTTCTTGCCTCCGTAATGCTCGGCGAGGAGGCGCCCGAACTTGGAATTCGCCTTTGCTGTGAGGATGTAACGGCTCGGGCCGTCTTTGCCTTCCCGCTCCTCTTTGCCTTCCAGCATCCAAGTGAAGGCGTTGACCTCGCGGGCCGCGTCCACCACTTGTTGGAAAGTGTATTCGCAAAGGTCGTCAATGTCTTTGGCCAGATGGCTCACGAGGGCGACCATGTCGGCGAGTTCGCTGTTGCCAGACTCTTCGACCGGCAGCGGCTCCATGGGATCGCCGAACCCGGCGAAGACGCACATGCCTCCGAAGGTATGTGACCATGGCTCGTAACCGCGGACGATGCGGTTGGGCCCTGGGCGGCCTGCGGCGTCCCACTCGCGCACGATGGCCCAAAGGCAGGCGAGGAGCTGGGAGCGCACGGCAGGCGTCTCGAGCCATTCATCCGAAAAAACCTTTTCAATCTTGCGGGCTTGTGGGTCGGCCTCGTCGGTGACCATGCGGCAATGGAGGAAGCGCCGGGCGACATCAGGCGTTACCTCGAGGTTGTTGCCGGTGAGGAAGACGGTGGCGATCTTAGGCACGGCGAACTTTTGCTGGGTGTTCATCTTGCGGCCGGTCCATGTCGAGGCAGTGAGAAATGCATTTAGGGTGGGGGATTTGAGGAAGCCGTTGCAATCGTCGAAGAGGATGTAAGGGCTGCCCGCCAGGGATTCAGTGTCGAGGATTTTGCGCCAGTCCTCCTGATTTTCTGGGAGAGGCTGGACATCGCATGAACCGATGGAAGTGATGATGGCAAGCTGGGCGAGGAGGGTTTTGCCAGAGCCGACGGAGTTTGAGCTGAACATGAAATTGAGACGGCGGGCCTGCGGGCGGAGGAGCGGCGCGGCGAACATGGAAAGCATGGCGGAAACGACGATGGCTTCGTTTCTGGATTGGCCGTCGGCCTTGCGGTCTCCAAATGGGAATTCCTTGAGCAGTTCGCGGAGAACCGTGCGCGCCTCGGAGAGCGGCATGTCCATGGCGAATTCGACGCCAGAGTTTTGCGTGTAAGTCTGGGCCTCGGCATCGTAGCCGTAGGGCAGGAGTTCGATGCGGCCATCCTTGCGCCGCACCGGCTGCCGGACGGTGGCGACTCGCAGGAGTTCGCGCTGACGGGCGAGGAATTGGTCCGACTCCAGGATCGTGGCGGCGGCTTCGACGGTGATGGTCTGCGGTTTCTTTTCAAAAACATTCGGCTTAGGCATCTCCCATTTGAAAGTCACAAGATGATCCTCGCAGTAAGTGCGGAAGCGCCGGGCGCTCATTTCGACCAACCGGCCTTCGGGCGAAATGGTCATGGCTGACCGCTGGCGGACGAAAACGCCGTTTTGGCTGAGGATGCCGCCGATCTCTCGTGCCATGGTAGAAATGACCGGCACGATTTGAACCATGGGCATCTCGGGGTTTTCCGCGGCTTGAGCCGCCGGTGCATCGCCGGGGTGCGCGACGATGCCGTATTCGGCCAGCTTGGAACTGACCTGGTCTCCTATCTCACTCATGTTTTTTATCGGGGTGCTGCTGCTGCGGACAATTCGCGCTCGAGTTCGTCGATTGCGGAATTAAAGAAAGAGTCAAAGCGGGCGTAATGGCGGCAGGCGGTGATGGCCCGCGGCAGCTCGGCGGCGGGATAGCCAGCCCATGCAAGCCGGGTGCATTCTTCCTTCCAAAAGGCCAAGACATCGCGGCGGGGAAGAATGTCGGCAATCGTCAAAGCCGGTGCCGTGGGAGAAAAGTAGAGGAGCTTTTGCTCGCGATCTCCACGCAGGCAGGCGGGGAGTCGCGTGAGCCGCACCGCGGATAGGGCGCCTTGATCGGCTCCCACCGCCACGAGGCCGATGAGTTCGCGTTTGAATTCGTCCCATGCTTTTTTGGTCGGAGCGTCAACGCGGACCAGAGCGTGGACGCTGCGGCCGCCGGATGTCGTGATGGCGGCGATGCGAGGCACCACACGGGCCAAGGCCGCCAGCCAGAGTCTCAGCGGGGCATCGTCGCTCTCGAGCACCAGCCAGCGCCACGCCAAAACCGATTCCTCGGAGCGCCGGGACATTTTCCCCAGGCGAGGGTTGGGGCGGAGTTTTCCATCTACCGGCTGGGCCAAGAACCAGATGCCATCAGGACTGGCGGTTGGGATTTGCTCGGTAGGCCACACGGCTTGGCCTTGGCTTTTGTATTCGCTAAAAACGATGACCCGCTCGCCTGCGGATGGCGTGTAAAGCCGCGAAAGAAAGTCGGTCGCACTGATGCCAGCCGGATCGACCTCGGAACGGTTTGCAAGAAATGGCAGGTCCACCGTGTCGGCCATGTCGCCAGCCAGGCGGCGCAGTTTTTCGAGATCGTATTGGATTTTTGGCTGCGGCTTGCTCGGAGACGGAATAGCGGGCCTGTGAGTGGCGGCGGGGGTGTCGCCGAGCAGATAACCGTCCGCACCGGGGCCATTGGCCGCCGAGCGCAGCTTGTGCTCGAGTTCGTGTGTCGTCCACTTCTCGGCATTGCCTTGGTTCCATTCTTCAAGAAGGGCCAGAGCCTCGTCGTAAGGCATCAAAAAACCGCGGATGAGTGACCTGGCAGCCAAGAGGGTGTGGGTGTGGCCGCCAGCCCCAGAGACGGCTGGCCCCATTTTTTGAAGGTAACGGCGCGCACGCTCGGTGACGGGGACTTTTTCCTTGCTCACGAAAGTCTCCCGCTGGAAAGTGACGCCTGTTGCACACCGGCAAACACCCAAAAAAATGTGGGAGCCGTGTGGGAGCCTCCCGCAAGTGCTTCAAAAGCAATACAAAAGATTGCCTCGTGGTGTAACGGTAGAGAATTTGAACTTACGCAAGGCGTTGTTAATGAACAAAAGCCCACTTTGTCCCACACGAATTTTGTGGAGGTGTGTGGGAGCTTGTGGGAGTTTGGAGGCATGGCGTTTTTACGGAAGACTTCGAAGTCGGCGTTTTGGGTTCTGAAATATCGGGACCTGGATTCGGGGAAATGGCGGGAGGAATCGACGCGGTGCAGGATCGATGATGCGAAGCAGACGCGGAAGGCGCAGCGGATGGCGGAGGTGGCTTCGAAGCGGGAGGCGCTGACGGCGCCGCGGCATGGGGATTTTGTTGAGTGGGCTCCGGCATATTTGGAATCCCACTTCGAGAATGTGCGGTCGCGGAAAAGATACGAGTTGGCGTGGAGCCGGTGTCTGGAGTGGATGCGGGTGCGGAATTTGCGGCATCCGGCGGATGTGCGGTATGAGCATGCCCACGATTTCATGGACTGGCGGCGAGGGCAGGGGGCGAGCCACAACACGGCGCGGCTGGAATTGAAATTGTTTTCTTTCGTGATGCAGGAGGCGCTGCGGCGGGAGCTTTGCACGAAGAATGCACTGGCGCTGGCGAAGGTGGCGCGGACGCCGCCGAAGCCGAAGAAGGAGCTTTCGACGGAGGATTTCGCGGCGGCGCGGGCGGCCTTCGCGGACCGGGCGGACTGGATGCGGACGGTCTTTGAGATTTGCGCGCACTTGGGCTGCCGGTTCAATGAAGCGGAGTTTGGGAAACAGGATGTGGATTTTGTTGAAGGCGTCATTTGGTTGAATGACTCAAAGCGGAAGGAGGGAGATCCGCGGAAGCGGTATGCCGTGCCGTTGCCGGTGGGGCTGGCCGGGCATTTGAAGGAGGTTTTCAAAAAACGGGACCGGACGAGCGGGCGTCTGACGGGTGACCAGAACAGGGTTTTCAATTCGATTTTGAAAAAGGCTTGCGGGGCGACGAGCCATTCGCTTCGGGTGAGTTTCGTGACGAGGTGCCATCGGGCGGGCCTTAGCGAGTCGCAGGCGATGCGGCTCGTGAACCATTCGACGCGGCTTGTCCATGCGGTCTATTCCAAGCTGAACCTGTCTGATGCTCGGGCGGCTGCGGCGTTGGTGCCCCCGCCTGGCGGGCTATGAAGTCGCGGACCCAGCGGACGGTGGTTTTGCGTCCGAAAAACGGGCAGCCTTTGCGCTTGAGAAAGGCGATTTCGTTTTTCGAGAGGCCGATGACGGGGGCGAGGTCGCAGGGGAAGCCGAGGCGGTCGGGGTCGAGTTCGTATTGGCTCATTCGGACGGGCGGATGGTTTTGACCTGGTCGCGGAGGACTTTGGTTTCGTTGCTGAGAAGGGTGAATTCGAGTTTGAGATCGTCCACGATCTGGGCGAGGCGCTGGGTGTTGTCGGCCAGGATGGCGTTGTAATCGCGGAAGAGGCGCTGGAGGCGTTCTTCACTGGTGAGTTGGTCGAGGTTCATTTGTGCAGTCGGAGTAGGGCGAGGGCGTTATCGCGTTCGCGTTCGACGCGCTGGAGTTCGGCGTTGTCATCGCGGAGGTTTTGGCGCTGGGTGCGGATGACGGCTTGGGCTTCGAGAAGCTGGTCGTTGACGGCGGCGAGCTGTTTTTGAAGGTTGCGGTTTTCCTCGAGGAGCCATTCGCGGTTGCGGACCAGGCGGGCGAAATTGTCGTCACCGGCTTCGCAGCGGGG